GAATCAATTATTTTTTTTAAATTAGCATTTGGTATTTTACCTTTATAATTAGTTGTATATAAATTAGTTAAATCATTTTCTAAAGTAACATAATCAAAATTACCTTCTGCTAAAAAAGCAGTTGTTAATAATCTTTTTTCTTTATCAGCAACATTATTATCTAATGATGTTAAAATATTTTTTGATATTTGTGTATTAGTTCTAAAAATTCCCTTTTGTACTTCAGCTAAAGCATAATTATTAAATAAACCTTGAACACTTCCATTGGTTGCACTTGCTTTATATTTTTCAATTAAAGAATTTGACTTTGTTTTTAAAATTTGATTTGCTATTTCTTTATTTTCTAAAACATTTACTTCATCATAAACTTTTTGCATATCAGTTATGAAGTCATTTTCTAATTTTAATGCTTCTGTTTTATTTTGAGCATCATTTTCTTTTATTTTAAAATTAACAACAGCATCAGTTACCGGTTTTAAAGCATTAAAAATGGTACTATTAGGATTAAGCTGAATATTAGTTGTAGTACCAGCTAATTGTTCTATTGATCCTTCTGCTTGAAATGTGGGTATCTTTGGCATTATTGTGCTTTACCTTTGTTTGACATTGCTAATAAACTTGTTCCTGTTTGAGCTATTGTTCCTATTTGTGCTAATCTAGCTTGATTTCTGGCAATTTGTCCTGAAATTCTTGCAAAATTTGCTTCTTCCATTTTATTTGCTACTGCTACTTTTGAATTATATTCAATTAAATTTTTTTGTAATTCTGCTTCAATAGCATTTGATAATTCAATATAATAACTACTTCCACTTCCAACTTGAACGCCAGATTTTGCTAGAGCAACTGTAGTTTCGCCTTCAATTTTTTTAAAAGTTTTTGCAAATTGAGCTATATCAAATTCTGCCTTTGCCTCTAATTGCTCTGCTTGACCTTCTAAAACTTTAGCGTTTCTTTCATTAACTGATTGATTATACTTACCAATTTTGCCTTGAGCTTGGTATTGCATTACACCCATAGCTGCTGTAAACATTTGTGGAACTCCCATTAGAATATCCTCGCATATCTGTATTGGTCCGAACCATCAAACCCATAACTTTTCATTAAACCCTCATTCTCTAAACCTAACCATTCTGCAAATCTTAAACCTTGTTTAAAATCTTTTCTGATTGCGGTTTGAACTCTTTTAATATTGTGTTGTCTGGCAACATTAGAAAAATCTTTTTTAATTGCTTTAGCAACTCCTAGTGGATATTTCCACATTTCATTTGTAGCAATCACCCAACCCTCTGCAACTTGTCCCCAAATTATTTTCATTCCTGCAGCAAAGATAGGATCGTTATTTATTAAACCTGTAAATGCTAAATTTTGTTCTACTAAATTTTTAGCATCGTCTATATATTTTCTATCTGCTTCTAAAATTTTATGATTCATTTGACAGGATAATATAAACTGTCCATGCTCTCTTGTGTAAGGTACTATATGTAGTGTATTATCCATCATTTGTTACTAGCCTTGGGTATAACGATAAAATTGTAAAAGGTAAAGGTTGAGTTTGCCTAACAAAGATATATCCATCAGTATCATAATTTCCTCTAAACTCTACTTCTTTATCTCCTGTGAATACTGGGATTCCTTCATCCATAGGATTGGCAGAAGTTCTAAATGGTATTCTTTCCATATCAGATAAATCAGGTCCTACTTCAACACCAACACTTTGATATAATCTAGCAGTAATTTCATATATTCTTTTAGTTTTTCCTTGAGACGTTCCATCTTGTGAACCAGCATCTATTCTCATTGTTTTTAATATTGAATGATAAGCTAATCCTATTTTAACATTTGTTGCAGAACGATCTAAAACAACACTTCCTGAACTTACAGGTTTATCTGGATGTGTCGCACCATCTGCTAATATAGCAACTGTTTGTCCCTCTAAATGATCTAGTCCTGTAAATGTTGTTGCAGCAGTCCCACTATAACTTAAAGCACTATCTAAAAAATTAAATGAAGTATTATCTGTTGCATCAAATTCAAATACATTTAAGTATTCTACATATCTTCTAGTTGATCCATTAACTGTTCTTTTAACAATAACCCATATTTCATATTCTGTATCATCAGTTGGAATTACAGCAACACTTTCACATACAGCTTTACCTTGATCTGTTGTTGCTAATTTTGTTGAATCATCTACAGATTTAATTGTTAAAAATCCTGTAGACGAAGGAGATGTTTCTGTAACTGTAACTACATTAGTGCTAACTGTTGCTGTAAAATCAGAGTCAGCATCTATTAATGTTTTTAAGTTTGTTGCAGTTTGGTTGTTACTGGTTGCGGTATGAAACTTGCCAGTTGTAGAAGATGTAGCTGATGTAAATGTCGTAGTTGTTCCATCTGATTTAGTTAATAGTAATCTTGTTCCATTTGCTATGTTGGAATAATCTGTAACTGTTATTGTTGCAGTACCAAATCTTCCACCAAAAATATGTCTGTGCCAAGCAACAACTTCCTGTTCTCTTTGATAGGTTAAAGCTGCTAATTCACCATCTCCTCTAACACACCATAAAATTGATAATGGTTCACCTTGAAAAGCCATTTGAGTTATTCCACCAGTAGTAACGTGTTCGGCAAGGACAGTTAGATCAGGTGAAGAATAACCATCTACATCAAAATTATAAGCTAGTTCTCTAATTTTTCTTTTAGCTCTTTGTAAAAATAAAGTTGCGTTACCAACTGCTACAGCATCTACATTAGCTCCACCATGGTTTGTTTGTTTTTTAATTAATATATTTGTTGGAGTTAAGGAATTATCATCTCCACCCCCACTAACTGCAAATTCACCACCTGCAGTTCCAATAATCAAAGTTCTTGTTGATGACATAAATCTAATTGCATTTACTTGGTTAGATGCGATTGTATAAATAATTGCATCATCATCAGCTACAGTACCACCAATATTAGCATCCATATTTTCATAATCACCAGACTTTGAAAAATAAACTGTTTGTGGATTACTTAATGTTGCGGCAAAAACTAATCTTTGTTCAAAAAAGGTTACGCAAGAAGGATGACCTGTGGTATCAGAAAATGCTCCTAAGTACCACGCTGAAATAGCATTTGTATTTGTAAAGGCGGTTGTAATAGTTGCAACTACAACAGTTGAATTTGTCCTAGATGTTATTACTGCATAACCAGCATTAAAATGAATTTGTCTACCAACATCTGTAGCCAACCATCCTTGGTCATCATTAATTCCAGTTGTAGCAGAGGCTGTAATATTTACTCCAGTTCCAACTGCTGCGGAAGCTGGTGTTAAAGTTGTTGTTGTTGTATTAACATCTATAAATGGTCCATTGGTAAAATCAACTTCCGCCAATGTCCATGAGGTATGTCCGGTTCTTGATAATTTATTTGTTTCATGGGATGGATGGCAAAGATACATAACGTCAGCAGATTGAGCAAATTTTATATCAAATAATTCTGCTTCTAAATAGGGAGTGGTAACTGTATAAACTCTATTAGCAGTTCCCGCTGAACTATAAGCAGTATATCCTGAACTGTTTATATTGTCTCCATCTTTATCTGTTAATTGAAAAGTATTGGTAGTTACACCTGCAACTAAAAATCTTTTATTATTTACCTGTGTCATTCCTACAACTGCGGTAATTCTTATTTCATCACCATTAGAATAACCATGTGAATTAGATGTAACTACTGCAGGATTGGCTTGAGTAATTCCTGTAATAGTTTTATCACCTTCTAATATTGAACCATTATCTTTATAAAATCTTATTTTTAAATTTGAAAATTCAAGAATGTAAGTTTGTGTTGTTGAAAATTCAAAAGGTATTAATCTTGTTTTTTTTGAACTATCAGCAACCTCAGCTACATGAGTTGTACCTGGTCTACGAGCCGCAGCTCCATGAGGATAGATAACTAAATTTTCTAAATTTGAACACCCTGCGGCATATTTTGATAAATCATTTCTTCCATCTAATCTAGGTGATAATTCACCTGCGGTAAAATTTGTAAGCTGTGCAGCTACTCTAGCCATGTATTAAAACCTTGAGTTAATAAATGAACCTGCGTCTATAACATCTGCCATTCCTAAATCGTGATCTACATTCTGACCTTCAGTTGAATCTACAAATCTAGCATCTTTTAATTTTTCTTGATATGATAAAATCATATTTTGTGATGTTGTATTGTTAGATGTTACTGCATAAGCAATGTCTGCACCTAAAGCAGCAGATAATGTTTCTCTTAATAATTCATCATATTCGTTGGGATCAGTAACTCTTGAAATATATAATATTTTCATAGTAGATGCGTTACTTAATATTTTTCTACCTTCCACCTTATAATTTGAATCGTAATCTAATACTCTAAGTAATCTTAAACAATCTGCTGGTAAGGTATAAGCATAAGTGAAACCCCATGCTGGAGTAGTGGTTGATGCAGCTAATTCTAATCTTGTTTGTAAACAATTCCAAGGATGTGTTCTAAACAAGGCATCTCTAACTTGAGTATATCTTGAATTACAAAGTCTAGCGTTTTTTGAATCTTCTGTTAAGGATAGGATTGCTGTTGCTCCTAGTTGATTTAATGCTCCATTACAAATATCTACTGTTGATGCCATATTACTTCCTTATAATATACTTACGCCTTATTTGTCTATATCTTTCTAAAGCAAATATCTCTTCTACTGTTCTTTCTTCTTTAGCATCAAATCCATAATGATATTTAGGACCATGCTGAAACCTATCTACAAGAACATATCTGTACACATAATTATCTTTTTTAAAATGTAGTACAGGTTTTAAATCTTTAATCTGTTTCATGCTAAATAGGCGAGATTAAGTCTCCCGCTTCCCGCCTATTTAATTCTATTTTCTAGTCTACAACATATTCTATTCTGAATGACATTGTTCCAGCAGTACCACCTTCAGCAGCCATTGTAGCTGCAATGTAGTAGTAACCACCCGGATCTGTAGTGTCTCCAGCAGTTGTGTGTATCTTAGCTCCGACAGTATCTATTGCCGCAACTTCGTGTCTGACATCAGTCATTCCAGCAGCATCAGCTACTGCAGTTGCATAACAATCTTCGTCTTTGACCACACCAGCGGAAGTATAAATTCCGACATTGAATGTGCATGATCCACCGAATGTGTCTGAACCAATATGTATTTCGGTTACAGTCGCATTACTTGGAATCGGTGCTAACATAACAACATCGTCATCGTTACTATCCCCTGCCGCAAGTTCAATAGTTCCTTGTGCTACACGAACTGATCCATGTAGAAGATTGGCACTACTTTTAACTTGAGGTGTAGCTTCTAAGTTTGCTACTAAGTCTGAGTTTTTAGTTCCCATATATTCCTCCTATTACGATTCGGTACATTGTACTTCAACGACTTTGTCTTCTTCCATTCTAGTAGCACCGATGCTCATGCAGTAGTACACTTGAGTGGCATAAGATTTGTCAGCTCTTTCGTCTATTCTAGCATTGACATCTTTGCCAATACCTAAAGCTAATCCATCTTGTGCGAAGGCTATACATGATCTAGTTGTGCCAGATAATGAAAGTCTGTTGGATACAATGAAGTTAAAACCAAGGTATGTATTGATTTCACCATTAGCCAATGCTTTGACTGTGTTAAAATCAGAACTCGTTACCTCAGTTATGTTTAAAAGATCACTTATCTGCTTTGGAGATACTATGATATGTCTTGGTATAGAAGGATCTACATCACTTAAATCAAGAGTCTGTTTTGCAGTTCTTAATTTAGCAATATTTAAACCAGCAGAAGCGTGTACGATTTGATTCGCATTGGCTGTGCTAGTTGATCCTGTCTCACCAGTATATGCAGTACCTAGTGCAGCAGTTATGATCACATCATCTATTGCTCTTCCCATTGCCATAGCAGCAGCTTGAGCATAAGATGAAGTCGGATCTATTAAGAGTCTAACTTTGTCTTGTTGATCTATTAAATCAGCAAATTCGTAATCCGACAGAGATATTCTACGCCTCGCATGAGGTGTGTCTATCTGTGGAGTGTCCGAATGTCTGCTAGTTTTTTCAACTGCAGTTACTGAGCCAACTTGATCTAAGAAAGCATTTTTTCCTGTAATACTTTCTACTCTGACTTTGTCTCTTAATAACGATCCCATTTGTTGGGACAACATTTGTACATTAGCAGAATACTGCTGTACAAAAGCTGTTGTTACTTGTGATGACATAATTGTCTCTCCATATTATTATTGATTAAATCAGAAAGGTTCTCCACCAATAGGTAGGCATCTCTTAGGTTTAAAGTCTTTTAGACTAGAGTCTTTTGCTACTTGTCAATAAGGTTCTTGCGAATTTTCTTATAATTAATCCCTTATAATATTTTTAATAATAATACAAGGGATTAAAATTATTATTATTTAGTATTGCTATTTAACATTTCTCTTAATGTAAGCATCTGTTGTATAGACTTATCATGTTCAGGGTGTCCCTTAATATGATAAGGATGAGCTTTATCATTCATCATTTGTGAGATTTCCTGCTCAATATTTTTAACGCTATCAACATTTTCGCTTTCAGTTGTAACCATTTTATCTTCAGAAAACATAGAAGCTATCTTTGAGAAACCTTTTATAATTTCTGAATTATCGCCAAGTCTAGTTCCATCTTGTAATAATAATTCTAAAACTCCCGGCATATTAGCTTTTGCTACTGCACCAGCTTGTTTTACTTTAGCATCATAATCTCTACCCCATTCTTGTCTTAAATGTTGTTCTGCTTGAGCTTGTGAAGTTTCAATATCTATTTTTGATTGTTGTGCAGAGCCTTCCATATTATTTTTATAAAACTCTAATATTCCTTGAGCCTGTTTATTATTTAAGCCTAATTTATGAGATTGCTCGGCAAAGGATTTAATTTGATTTTCATCCATTGCTACAATTTTTGAATTAAGTTCTAAAGAATATTTTTCAGCAGACTCTGGTCTACCCAATTTATTATATGCTTCATCCCACGCTTCTTGAGTTGAATTATTTGTTGGTATTGCTATTTTATCCTGACCAATCATTTTAGTTGCGTTAATATAACTTTTTGCTAACGCATCTATTTCTGTAAATTTTTCAATGTTAGGGTCTTTTCTAAACTCCTCACTTATTGAATCTTTCCAAGTTGATTGTGTGGGTGTATCTGCTCCTCTTGTAGCATTTACATTAGCAACTGCTGTAGGCGTTTCTTCTGTCTGTGCTGTAGTCGTTTTTTCTACAGGCACAGTTTCCTGTGTTATCTGTTCGCTTGACATTTTTATTTACCTTTTTCATTTTCATTTTGCAGCATTGATTTAATAAATAGAAGAACGCTGCGTTGTCCTTCCATATATGCACTCTCATGGCTATCACCTTTTATATTAGTGGTAGAATGATAATGACATCTTTTTTCAAGATCAGCTAAGATTACTTTACCCTCACCTGAATTAAATATAATTTTATAATTGTTTTTTAAATTTTGTATATGTTTTTCTAGTTGTTTTGATTCCATATTATCCAGCTTCTGCGTTTGCTATTGCTTTTGCTTCTTCTGGCAATGCTTTCGCTAGTGGTGCTATATCTCCTCCGGCTTGTGCAACTTGTTGCATCTGAGCCATTTGTTGTTGTTGTTCAGCTTGTGCTGCTTGTTCTTCTCTTTCAGCATTAACTTGTGTTTGTGGTTTTAATATTTTTTGCGGAACACCTACAATACTTGCAACATGTTTAACTAACGCATCAAAATTAATATAATCAAATACAGGAGCAACATTTGCAAGACTACCCAATATTTCTATTGCTCTAGTTATTGATGAAAGTTCTGAAGATTTTTGTGCTTTAGCAAGAGGTGAAACATATTCTATTTCTATATCTTGATCTGATAAAAATTCAGGAGCTGGTAAAAATTGTTCTCTTCTTAATAAAATACTAAAAGTT